GAGTACCGCGTCATCACCGAGCCCGAGAGGCAGAAGACGAACGCCAACCGGGAGACCGCCTTCCAGATCGCTCATGCCGCAAAGGAGCAGGGAGCGAAATCCAAGAAGCCTTCAGGAGAGGGGAGCCCATAGTCTTCGGTGGGTCGTTTATAGCGGGGGGTTTGGTGTCCCCTGACTACCTGTCGGGTGGTCAGATTCACGCACTTGTACCCTCCCCCAGACCTTGCGGAACGGGGAAGAACAGGATTCCCCAATGAGCTTCCCCGGCACCATCTACGCACCTCCCGGCGTGTACACCCAGACCTTCAACGACTCTCCGATTCAGGGCCTGGCTGCGACGCTTCGCATCCCGCTGATGATCGGGACCGGGTCGGAGATCCTGACCCAGAGGGCCCTGGAGCTTGTCCGAGGCTCTTCGTCCTCGGTCGATCAGCGCGTGGTCGAAGAGGATGAGACGGGTCGCGCCGTTGTCGCGATCTCGGGGACCAACGTGATCCTGGGCGCCTTCGACGGTGCCTATGACCGTCTCCAGGTCAAGAACTTCCCCATCGTGACCGGGGACGGGTCCGGCACCACGGCCACCAGCTCTGCTGGGATCAACGTCACGGTGGACGGTGTCCCCGTTGTGATCCTCGGCATCGACGGAGCACGCGGAATCCTCCAGCTGTCGGTGAAGCCGACGGCAGCCCAGGAAGTCCGGGTCACCTACTTCTTCAACCGCACGGACACCCTGATCACGGACACCCTGTCCGACCAGGTCACGGGCTCTGCGGCGCAGATCGTCGGCGGCGTGGGCGAGAGCTACTCCGTCACCCCGAATGTCAACGACACCCTCGTCTTCCTCGTCGATGACGCGGACTCGGTGACGGTCACGATCTCGGAGTCCCCGACCATCGGGTGGACCGCGGCGCAGGTGACCTCGTTCATCAATAGCGCAGCCTCCGGCACCTCCATGGTCGCCAGCACCACCGTCGACAACTTCGGCAACACCGTCCTCCTCCTGACGGCGGACCGGAACATTGCGGTCCAGGAAGGATCGGCGAACACGACCTTCGGACTCACCACGGGCCAGACGACGGGCCGCAACAAGGTGTTCTTCACCTTCCAGCGCCCCATCGTGGACGGCACCAACGGTGGCATCACCACGACGGACCCTGCCGACGTGACTGTGAAGGTCGATGGCATCCAGGTGATCCCGACGGCTGTGGACGGCCAGAGCGGAGCGGTCACGCTCCCCTTCGCACCCGAGAACGGGTCGGTGGTCACCTGCCAGTACTACTTCAACAGCTGGCAGGACACCTTCGACTTCCTCCAACACCGCAACGTCCTCAACGTCTTCCAGGCGGGCCTGACGCCTGACCGGAACGACTACGTCGAGAACGCGGACTTCATCCTGAAGGACGACAAGATCCTGTGGGGCACTGCCTCCACCGTTGAGGCGGGCGAGCACACTTCGGGCTCGGCGTTCTTCAACGACGTGCAGATCGGCACCACCCTGGTGGACTCCCGCCAGTACCTCGCAGTGTGCGCTCCGGTGGTCAACCAGTCGGTGAACCCACCTGTGGAGAACCGGGTGAACTTCACCCTCCCGCTCCAGCCCACTACAGGCAACGGCCGGAACAGCCCCCTGGGCACTGCCACCTACAACGCGGTCTCCAACGGGCGCATCGACCTCCCGACCAACCGTCCGGACCTGGTGTACGTCTACTGGGGATTCGACCTCTCGGATGCCGTGACCCGTGGCCGGGTCGAGGTGACGAAGGTGGAGTCTTCCACGGGCGTCATCACCCTGGCTCAGCCGGTTCCGGTTGGCGCTCAGGTGTGGGCCACCTTCTACTACTCCACGGTCCAGGACCAGGAGTACGGGATCGCCATCGACTCTGCCGGCGCTTCGGGTGTCGGGACCTACACCATCCAGGATGAGAACGGAGCCCCGCTCCTGACCCCGACCTTCGGCGCCAAGTCTGCGGGCCTGGCCACGGTCACCGTCAACTTCCTGAGCGGCACCGAGCGTCTCCCTGACGTGCGGTTCGAGTCCCCGTTCGATGCTCGCACGGGCCCCTTCCAGGGCTCGGTCGAAGAGGATGTGACCGTCACATTCGCAGCCCAGGTGGCGACCCTCGGCAAGTACACGATCCCCGGCACGGGCCCCTACTACGCGATCACGGGCGCATCCGACAACTTCGACATCGTGGTGGACGGGTCCGCCCTGGTGGGCGGGGCGGTCGACCTTTCCGATCCTACCGGGTTCGGTACTGGGTTCGCCGCAGCCATGACGGGCGAGGAAGTGGCGTACGAGTCCGCTACGGGCGGCGCCACCTTCGTCATCGATTCGACCAACAACGTGATCGACCTGGAAGTCGACGGCTCGTTGATCCAGTCGACGGCCAACCTGGGCGCCACTGCAACCCTGGCGGACTACGTCGCTGCCGTCAACCGCTCGGCGATGGGTGAATTCGCTGCTGCCCAGGCCGGCGGTGCCTCCACCATCACGCTCGCAGCGACCGCCTCGGACGTCGATGACTACTACGTCGGATGGACCCTCCGGGTCACGGCCGGCGCGGCTTCGGGAGACCTCCGCACCGTCACCGCCTACGACGGAACCACGAAGATCGCAACGGTCGGTGTGGCCTGGACGGGCGCCCCGGTCGTCACGAACACCTACCACCTGTACGACGAGGGCACGCTGCCGGTCATGCGGACCGCGACGCGGTTCCTGGCGGCAACCACCATCACGGCAGGTGAGTACGACGCGCTGGTGCTCAACTACATGGGTTCCGTGACGGGTGTGACGGCCATCAGCATGACGGCAGCCAATGTGATCCCGGCCGGATCCTACGCGAACGCCTCGGCCCTGGCCGCTGCGATGCAGGTGCCTCTCGACGCAGCCATTGCGGCTGCGGGCGTGGATTGCTTCATCACCGTCGGGTCGGACACCTCTGGGAAGCTCACCTTCTCCCTGGCTGTGGACCCCACCGACACCGATGGTGCGTTCCTGGAGGTCGTGACGGGTGCTTCGGCTGCCGTCGACTTCGCGATCCTCGCGGGCCTCGACTCCGACACGGCCCTCGGCGGCCAGGCGAAGCTCGTCAACTCCCTGGTGGCCCGTAGGTTCACCCAGGGTGCGGCTCCCTTGGTCAACGACAGGCTCATCCTCCGCAACCGCCTCATCCCCGGACAGGGCGGTAGCCTGGACGGCCAGGCGACTCTCGCCCTGACCCAACTCAAGGTTCTGGGAGGCACGGGTGCTTCCCAGGCGGGCCTCACGGCCAACGAGGTCGGTCTCGCCGGTATCCGTGGGACCGTGATGGAGCCCACGTTGCTGGGCCTCGTCGGCATCTCGGAAGGCCAGGTCCCCGCAGCCACCTACGGCTCCGCGGCGGACGGCCAGCCTCAGGTCACCCTGTACGCGGCCGGCGGCACGACGCCCCAGAACAACATCCTGAAGATGACGGTCGAGGGCACCCCGATCACCATCGTGTTCACCGATGCCACGGGCACGGCGATCCCGACGGGTGGCACTGCAAACCTCCCCCTCGGTCCGGTGTCGGGTGTCGCAGAAGCGACGATCCTCTCCCAGATCGCTGCGGCTCTGGCCGCAGCGGGTTCGTCCACCACCGTGGTCCAGGAAGGCGCCGCCATCCGGTTCCGCGGAGCCTCTTCGGCTTCGAGCGCCAGCCTTGATGTGGGCAACGGGAGCGCCAACGACGTCCTCGGCCTCACGACCGGCGACATCGCGCAGAGGACCGTCCTCCCCACGGAAGTCCTGGTGTCGGCTCTGATGAGCCACTCTGCGGCAACCCTGGCGGCAGCGCTGCTGACCTCCTGGGCCAGCGGGGGCGCATCGACCTACTTCGCAGGGGAAGCTCTGGCGAAGACCGTCCGGAACCAGGCTGCGGCCAAGTTCCTGTACCTCCAGAGCCTCGGCAACGTGGCTTCGGGCACCTCGTCCAGTGTCGCCATCGCGGTGGCCTCGACGGACTCGGTGACTCGCCCCGGTGCGGGCCTCGGAGTCGTGGGCGGCGAGGGTGGTGCGGGCGAGCCTGCCATCGACGGGTTCAGCGTCACGTCCTCGGACCCCGTGGATGGGTCTGGGTCCGCCAACACCTCGGTGCTCAACTCGGGCGTCGGCCAGGACGGAAACGTCGGCCAGACCTACCGCGACCTGCGGACGGGTCTTACCTTCAGCGTCCTGGAGCGGGGCGGAGGGGCGACCTACCCGGCCGGCACTTCGTTCACTTTCTTGGTTCGTCGCGTGGTCACCACCGACAGCAACCTGCCGGTGAACACGATCTCCGGCCTCCAGCTGACGGTGTCCAACACCCTCGGAATCACTCCGGGTGACACTGCCGTGGTGTCCACCTTCTCCAAGGGCGGTGCTCAGCCTGCTGTTGGGGATGTGTACTACGTCAGCTACGCCTACCGGAAGCAGGACTTCAGCCCGGCGATCTTCACCCGGTTGTCGACCATCGTGCAGGCGTACGGCCCGAACGGGACGGACAACCCGGTGGTGCTCGCCGCCTACCTGGCCATCCTGAACAGCGCCGTCCTGGTCGCGATCAAACAAGTCGAGAACGACCTGGACACTGACGGGGACGGCGTGCCGGACACCACCAGCGACCAGGCGTGGATCAACGCAATCGATGACGTGGAAGGTACGCTCCCCGGCGGCGCGTACCCCGACACGCTCACCCTCCTGAAGGGCGACAGCCTCCCCCTCTTCCAGTACCTGGCGCAGCACTGCGACGTGCAGTCGAGCATCCGGTACAGGGCAGAGCGGACGGCCATCGTGGGACCGTCGGCAGGCACCCAGCCTCGGGACGCCGGAGACATCGCACAGGCCGTGGGACGGACTCGCCTCCGCCTGTGCTACCCGGACATCTACACCCTGTCGCTGGACCAGGCGGACGGGTCCTCGGATACCTTCCTGGTCGACGGCTCCTACATGGCCGCAGCCATCGCGGGCAACCGTTCGGCTCCGACCATCGACGTGGCGACTCCGTGGACCCGGGCCCGGATCTTCGGCTTCGACGAGGTGGCACGCACCCTCGATGCTGTCGAACAGAACCAGACGGCGGTTCGCGGTGTGACCATCGTGGACCAGCAGGCACAGACTGTCCGCATCCGTCAGGGCTTCTCGACGGACATGACGAACATCCTGACGAAGCTCCCGACCGTGATCACCATCTCGGACGAAGTGCAGAAGCAGGCGCGTCTCGCCCTCGATCGCTTCATCGGGACCAAGTTCCTGCCGGGCGTCACCGGGCAGATCGAGACGCAGATGTCCAACATGCTCAAGGGCCTGAAGGCTGCGCAGATCATCGCCGGCTACACCGGCGTCGA